AAAATATGTATACTTGGGATGAACAATCCCTTCAATGGGTAGAGGTGATCCAATGAGCATTGCAGCGTATCTTTCCAATCTTCTGAACTCATCTGGGCTAATTGCTGGATCAAAAATTGCTTCCAATACAATTGAGTTGTCCAATCTAAGTGCAACTGGAACGCCAAGCGCGAGCAACTTTTTGCGCGGTGATAACACTTGGGCTTCCCCAACAGCAGTTACAGTTGTTACACTTGGGACAACCACTGCAACAACCAGCGGCACTACTATTAATTTTACTGGCATACCCGCAACTGCAAAAGTTATTTATGTAACTTTTACTGGGGTTGCCACTAACGGTGCTAGTCCGCTTTTATTGCAGTTAGGAACATCCGGGGGAGTTCAAGCTACAGGTTATCTTGGTACTGGGTCAGTTGTTCGTAATACTGTTTTGTCATCGAATTACACTACAGGCTTTGGCGTAAAGCGTGATACGGCAAATCAAGATAGCAATGGAGTATTGGTTCTTACTCTTCTTGATTCTTCTAACGGAACATGGGCTTGTGGCGGTGTTACTGCCATGTCTACAGACTTTATAACACAGCCAACGGCAGGGTCTAAAGTTTTGAGCGGCACACTTGATAGAATTCGTTTAACATCCGTTAGTGGTGATACTTTTAACGCTGGCAAAATGAACATAGCTTACTCGTGAGGAATAACATGGAACATATTGTGGTCGATCTTTCCACTGGCGAACAGACGATAGTTCCGTTTACCGAAAAGGAAGTAGTTGAATTTGAAGCCTCGGTGGCGGCGTTAAATACGTCTATGTCTTATGCCGAGAAACGTGCGGGTGAATACCCAGACTTCCGTGAATACCTTGATGGCATTGTGAAGGGTGACCAAGCCCAGATTGATGCTTATGTGGCGGCTTGCTTGGCGGTAAAAGCCAAATACCCAAAGGTTTAAGACAATGGCAATCACGCTAGACGGAACCACTGGCGCAACAATACCAACAGTTAAGTTAAATTCAACTGGTGGTGGATCTATGACCCTTAGCGTTCCTAGCACTGCTAGTACGCTTACTCAGGTTGTTCCTGCTGTACTTGAGAAACACCACCACTAACGGCACAGACACATTTGATGCTGGCTCTATCAACACCCAATACGAGTAAACCATGACACATGATGACACACGAGTGATCATAGACTCAGCAGTAGCATCTGGAGCAATCACTATGCCCTTGTGGGTCATACATATGCACGAGTATCTGCAACTGGCAACCTATGCTGGTGGCCTCGTGCTGTTGTTTATTCGGATCTATCTTGCCATCAAGGAAGCTAGAGGCGAGTAATGAATGGATCCGTTAACAGTCCTAGCAACGATCAAGGCTACTGCCGCCACTGTTAAGACTGCGATTGGCGTAGGCAAGGAACTTGTCTCGGTCGCCAAAGAACTATCCGACATTATGAATGGGGTGGCTCACCTTACCCAGATAGCAGCGCAGCCAAAAGGTTGGCGCAAAGGTGGATCTGCTGAAGCCCGTGCTATTGAAGCCTTTGCTGCCAAAATGGAAGCGGAGAAGATCGAGCGTGAAGTTAAGTCACAAATAGTTCAAGTCTATGGTGTACGCGCTTGGGAACAGATCCAGCGTGATGTCGTGCGTATTAGGAAAGAGATGAAGATAGCTGCAATTGAACGTGCAGAACGAATAGAGTATATGATCGAAGTAGGATTTACTATTGTTCTCAGTATGATACTGCTTGCAATGGTATGTTGGGCGTTATGGTTTGCTATTCACTATAACCTTGTGTGAGGATTAATGAATGGATCTCTCAAAGATCGGTGGCCTTTTGGCTCAATTAGCTCCTACGGTAGCGACTGCTCTTGGTGGCCCTCTCGCTGGATTGGCAGTGAAGACTCTCTCGGAAGCGATGTTCGGTCATCAGGATGCAAGCGAATCAGAAGTCCAAGCCGCTCTAATGAGCGCAACGCCAGAGCAATTGCAGAAGCTGAAAGAAACAGACGCATCCTTCAAACTCAAAATGAAGGAACTTGATATTGATCTTGAGAAGATCTCTGCTCTTGATCGAGACTCTGCCCGTAAGATGCAGATGGAAACCAAGGACTGGCTTCCAAAGATCCTGACCATCATTGTTACCATTGGATTCTTTGGCATCTTGTTCTGGCTTCTTGTCCGCGGCGCACCACCATCTGGAAGTGAAACTCTGATTTACATGCTGGGTGCATTAGGCACTGCATGGACTGGTGTAATGCAATTCTATTTTGGTTCATCTGCTGGAAGCAAGGCAAAGACAGATGCGCTTACAACAAAGGATCTTAACAAATGAATGGCTTTCATGGCGAGGCACTCTCACTTCCTCCTGAAGAGATTCCAGTTATCGCGCATAAGTATGATCTCGAAGGTGCAGTGCTTCGTGCTGTCATGGCTGTCGAGTCTGCCGGGAATGGATACGATGCATCTGGTAGACCCAAGGCATTGTTCGAACGGCATCACTTCTACAAGTGGCTGACCAAGCGCAAGAAGCTAGATGTACTGACTATCGCTGCCGAGGCTGGGCTGGCATATCCCAAGTGGGGAACTAAGCCCTACCCAAAGGGGTCGGATGCAGTCTACGCAGAGATTGAGGCCGCTTACGAGATGGCCCCTGAAGAGGCTCTATTGTCTACCTCATGGGGTCTCGGTCAGGTGATGGGTAGCAACTACTCAATGGTTGGTTGCGCGACTGTTGATGACATGGTTGAGGAAGCTATGCACTCGGAAGCGAATCAGTTGATGCACATGGTAAACTTCATCAAGTCAGCCAATCTGCTCGACGCTTTGCGTGATAGAGACTGGGCTACGTTTGCTAAGGGATATAATGGACCAGGTTATGCAACCAACCATTATGATACCAAATTGGAAACAGCATATCAGAGGTTCAAACTCTAATGGGAAACAAAATGCCTGATTCCCTGTTGCGGGAAACCATGCAGCAGTTTGTCGATTGCGGTCAGAACTTTGCACTTGCCGCTAGGCTCAACGGTATTCCGAAAGAAACATTTCGGTCGCGCCTTGAGAGAGCAAAGACCAAGTTTTCGGTTGATGAGTTTCAACCCAAGATTGAGTGGACTTATCCTAAGATCATCCAAGTCGATATGGCTGGCAAGACTGCTCTTATCGGTGGCGATGCACACATATGGCCCGGTCCTGTATCAACCATGTGGAAAGCCTTCTGTGCTGTAGCCAAGAAGGTGCGCCCTGAGTGCATAGTTCTGAACGGAGATATGCTCGACGGTGCTAGGGTTAGCCGCCATGCTGGTGTGCTAGGATCGAAAGCACCAAAGGTATCTGCCGAGATTGACGCATGTCACACTTGGTTGAAGATGCTTCCTCTGACAAAGCATACTCATTGGACGATCGGCAACCATGACATGCGTGTTGATAACTATCTTGCCAACAACGCGCCTGAGTTAGAGGATTATGCCGGGCGGTTGCGTGATAGATTTCCTAACTGGCAGTTCAGTTACTCGGTAATGTTGAATGATGTGGAGGTTCGGCATCGTTTTCGGGGTGGGATTCATGCGACTTGGAACAATGCTCTTCATGCTGGTCTGACGATTGTGACGAACCACACGCATCAGCTACAAGTCTACGCAGTTCGGAATCGAAATGGATCTCACTGGGGGATTGAGACTGGGATGCTAGGTGATCCGCAATCTCCTGCGTTCGAATATACTGAAGGTGCACCATCTCGTGCAGTTGAAGGATTTGTTCTTCTAACTTTTGATGACGAGGGCCATCTTCTACCGCCTGAGTTTTGTGAGATGATTCGAGGACGGCCTGTGTTCCGCGGTCAATATCTAACTTGATCGTCAGCATTACCATCTGTGCTGCGAAATATAGAATGGCCCCAGTTAAGAGGCCACCTATATACATCTGCGATAACTCATCCATGAATGACTCCTATGTAAATCAGGAATATAACTAAAGCCGTGACAAGGCCAGCGATATATCCCTCTACATATGTAATCATTCTGTTAAGATCCAGTAAACAAACATGGGCAGAATGAGTAAATAGAATACTGCAATCTGTATGCAGCTTTTTATATCATCGCTATTCACGCAACGCTCCCATGATGAACTCTACTTCTTCATCAGTGACTTTGTTTTTCCTCTGGCTTGGCGAGGCAAAGTAACTAGCGAATCCACAGTATGCTATTAGATCTACCCAGCTATCATACTTCATTGGATCGTTATTGATCCTTGCCTGTTTGACAGCCATCATCACGACAGCCACATCATATGGCGTGATTGCTTTTCCTGACAGTGTGCTTGCTATCGAAGATGCTCGGTTGAATGATTCGACGAATCCACCATAGTCTGATCCCCGTTCAGATATAATCTCTTTAGCATCATCAAGAATTTTCACTTGGCTTATCTCCACCTGGTTGGTTGCTATTCAAAAGGTAAATCTCTTCGCCTAATAGTTCGATATGTTTTTGCAAACGTTCAATGTCACCGTCCTGTTTCCTCAGTTCATCAAGCGCAGACCGCAATGATGCGCGTTCAAATACAATTTGCTCCCGCAACCGTTCAATTTCATCAGCGGCATCAAGTTCATAGTTTGTTGGAAACCCTTCCCGCAACCGTTCAACAATGTCCATCACTTACCTCCTGTTGCTTTGGCGATGGTAATTTCTTGAATTGCCCCATTTGTTACCAAATGCCATTTCGGAGACGGATAAAAACTAATGTTGGGTGAACTTGCAACCGCACCAGTATAATCCACCGTTGCCTGTAAAAGTTCTTTTAACTCTGCGTTTTCTTTCCGCAACCGTTCAATCTCGTCAGCGGCTTCGTTAAGTTCTTTTTGATCTATCATCCATTCCAAATTCCGCAACCGTTCAACAATGTCCATCACAGCCCCTCCCCTTCTTCGCAGTCTATGGTTTTACTTCGACTAAATCTTTACTATCATCACTACATTCTTCACAAAGTTCATAACAGTTGCACTCTGCTTGCCCATTTAAATGCCAAATATGTGAAACCCACATACCGTCAATAAAAATTGCCCCGTGAATAGGATGACAACCGCCACCATCCACTGCATAAATCCGCACTTCATTTCCACCTTTGGTGCGGTATTGTTTGTTCATGCTGATCATCAATCAGTCTCCATTGTTTCCGCTTGAATAGATCCACCGCGTCAGTGCCTCGATCTCTCTAGACTCAGCGTCTGACAATGGTTCCATCGAGTTTGCGCTTCCAGCCTGACCGCTTACTGCCGGGGATTGCTGGCCCTCTGTCTGCTTTGATTCCAAGGTGCTTTGCTTCTCGTCGTTTTGCTTTGGCAACATTCCGAACATCCTCTTTTGTTTTGACCGAATGACATTTGATATGAGCAGGGGCGAGGTTATCCCCGCCATCCTCACCTCCCATTGCAAATGGTATGACATGCTCAACTTCCCAAGCCTCACCAACTTGGATTTTCCCAGCGCATATATGGCAGATGCCTCGGTGTGCATTGAACAACTCCAGTCTGCGTTTAGTGTTTAATGAGCGTCTGGTCATTGTCGAACCCGTCATAGATATGAGAGATAGCCGACATGAACTCTTCCTTATCCACGCCACCAATGGTCTGATACCAACTGACTGCATTGATCACTAGGACGGTCAGGACAATTCCCTCAAACTTCTGAAGGTTCATCTCCAGTTTGTTACTGGTATCGACCGCGTCATACATTGCCTGAGTAATGTCCTGGTCAAATGCCATTGCCAGTTCCCGGTCATTGTCGCCCATTGTTTCCAGCTTAATCATAGTCTCATCTCCGACCTGCGTGTTGCTTCTTCAGACTGTTGCTGGGCGAATCGCATCTTGATCCATTCCAGTTTGACTTTGAGAAGGTTGGCTTTGGTTCTGGCCTCGACCATCTCGGATATATATTTCTGCCATTCGTCTGATGCTTTAACGATCATCTCCCGCTTGTTCATTGCGAGGGATTCATCCAGTGCTAGCATCCTCTGGTTAAGGATTGGTGTCTTTAGTTCCTCGGATAGAGAGGCGGCACTATCAACATCGACCCATTCCTTAGCGGCTAGCCTGTATTGCTCTGCTAGATTTTGTGCCATTGGTGTTTCACTCCTGCTTGTTCAAACATATCTTTCATCGCCTCGTAATGCTCAAGCCATGCCGAGCCTCTGATGCCTATGCGGTAATGCACTTCCTTGATGCCAGACTGGATGATGTATGCCGCACAGTTCGCACACGGATGCAGTGGTGTGACGTAGATTGTATATCCAATCAGGGTCTCATGAGCAGCAAGGATTGCATTAGCCTCGGCATGAACTGTCCGCAATAGCTTAGCATCGCGGGTTGTATAGACATCCTCTACTCCACGAGGGAATCCGTTATATCCAATGCTAGCGATTGTTCGATCAGGCCGCACGATGACGGCTCCGACTTTAGTTGATGGATCTTTAGACCAAGATCCGACAAGATCAGCCAGATCGAAGAATCTTTTATGCCACATCATTCTTCCCCCTTAAAGATACTGACAAGCCTCTCGATCTTACAGTTCTTGTTGTCTATCCTGACGTATCTGTCGCCCCGCATTGGGTTGATCCAGCCGACAACACCGTCCGCACGTTCACGATGGTGCGGTTTGATACGTTTTAGCATCCCATCCTCCAAGGTAAACAGTTCGAGCAGCCTCTCGCGGGTAGGGTATGGCTTTACTGGCTTGCTTGTCTTCACTTCTTTGAACGTGTCCGACTCGAACTCCAATGGTGGACTGGGAGGAGTTCTCCCAATCCTGTGAATGTCATGGTTGATCCACGGATCTGTCGCCATGCGCTTGCTCTGGAACCCGGTCATGACCGCACCATCAATGTTGTGCCACCGTTCGACAGCATTGCACCAGCAACAGGCCCAGCTTCCAATGCCTTCTTGATCTCGGTCTTGTTAGGCTCGCGCTTGATCCGCACCAGGTTATCAGGCAACAGGGTCTCGTCAGTGATGATCACGGATGCCGCCTTGTTACCGATGGACAGCGTAGCCACTGGCAGTTCGACCTTGCGGATCTCGGCAATCTCCATGACTTCCTTAATCAGTGCGCGATTGAACTCCTCTTGCCGCTCATACCGTTTCTTGCGCTCGCCCAGCCGCCTTGCTTCATCGGCAATGCCGTCTGCTATTGTTCCGGCAAACTGCGCCTTGCGGACGAGGCTTGTAAGGATACGGTGGAAGTCTGTCTCTCCCTCCAGCACATTCATCTTGAACTCTTCATCGTCGTTCAGTTCTGGGTATTCTTCCAGCAGAGAACGGATCTTTGTTTCAAGCATGGCGACATGGAAATTAGACATTGGACAACTCCTGTTGACGGATTGCATAAGCGGCATTGAACTTGGCGCGGTAATCGACAGGCCAGTAACCAGCCTCGTCACGCAACAACACCTTAATAGACTTCAGCAGATCAAGATCAGACGCATTGGAAAGCATGGTCTCGATCTCTGACCAAGGGCGAACGTCCTGCTTGTGTTGAACATCCTGCTCTAGATCTGGATCGTCGCCAGTCTCAAGGCCGAGGCATTTGAGCAGGGCATACTTGACCGCATAAGACATCGCCTTGCCCGGTCCTTTATCCTGATCGTCAATGCCATAGCCAAATGTTTCAACGTCGATGTAGTCGGATGGATCGTCGATGTTCACGAAACGCACGACCATCTCGCACTGTGTGCGGTTGCCGTTCTGCACATGGCTAACGGTTTTAGGGTAGTAGTGGATGCCAGCATCAAGCAGTGGACCACGCACCTTAGCAGTCACGGCATCATGCGACACAATGGTGTAGCGCATCCCCTGCTTCTTCTCTTTCTGGATGTAGGTGATGGTCTGCATTACCTTGGCAATGCGCTGGTGGATATTAGCGGCTTGCATTTTCGTCCTCCATTTCGTCCATCTGATTGATATGAAAAGCAAATTCCTGTGAGCAGTGTCGCGTAGTCATCAGCATATCATCGAAATTTTCTGGTGACTTATTGTATGCGTAACAAAAAACCGCTTCGATCATGTCGTGCAGCAGTCCTTCCATCTCAAGCATTGTCATTGTCTTGCTCCTTTGTAATGACGATATAGCCCAGCAGTTTTGCCAGCTTGTTAAAATCCTCATGCATATTTGCGCGGTGATAGTCGGCACTCGGCACGTTCCAATAGACCAGTTCTGCCTTGGTCTTGAGGTTCTCTGCCGCCATTGCGACACTGATTAAATTCGTTTCAAACATAACGTCCTCCTTTGTTTGTATGCTTACGATAAAAATTAGTTTAAGGGTTGTCAACTAGAAATTGAAGTGTTAAATAAAAAAAAGAAAGGGAGACACCATGTCACATATCGAAACACTCTTTAACAAAATCGGCACTCGGAAATTTGTAGCAGAATCATTGGGTTGCAAACTGCACTCGGTAAATATGATGTGCTTCCAAAACAAAGTGCCAATCAAATACTGGCCTGAGTTGATCAACCTGTGCGCTTCAAAAGGCATTGAGATCACGGCTCACGACTTGATGCTCTTGTATAATTCTTACAAGTGGGTAAAATAATCAGGTTCGCTCACGCGTTCCTCCCCAACTGAGGCTGGCTTAATTGCTGGCCTCTTTTTTTATGAGGACATTATGATCATCATACTGGATAACTATCCACCATCAGCCAATGCAATCTGGAGGGCAGTGCCTGGTCGAGGCGTGATCAAGAGCGCACTGTATCGGACATGGCTGATCGACCAGACCCTGAAGCTACACTTGCAGACAGGCGATCGGGTTGAGGGCCACTATCAAATCCACTTTAAGATCCAGCGCAAAGATAAACGCCGCCGTGATCTTGACAATTTATTGAAGCCCTTACATGATCTGATCGTCGCTGCCGGGTTAGTCGATGATGACAGTCTGTGCGACAGGATAGTAGCTGAGTGGGATGGCGTCGGTCAGAACATCACCATAGAAATAACGGGAGTGAATAATGGATGACCTAGATTTTATCAATAGATACAAGGACATACGAAATAAATTTCGGCCTGTTCCACAGGTTATGCACAAGACAAAGACTGGTATCGAAGTGGTCGATTCGATCAGCAAGAAACCAATCGAGATCACAAAGCATGGCGACAAGCGTGAACGGTTGCGCCGTATGCTAGCCAGCAATCCACCATTGCGGACATACGATCGAGACATCTGGTATCTGACCAGCGATGCACCGCCAGTGAACGTCATGGAACAGGCGCGGACGATTGTGCTGCGCGGTTGCGAGAAGTGGGGCTATTCTCCCAAGGATGTTCGGGCTGAGTTTCGGTATGGCAATCTGCCTGACTGCCGCCATGAAATCTATTGGCACTTGCGTCACGATCTCGGCTGGTCCTATCCGCGAATCGCTAGCTATATGGGTGGCAAGGATCACACCACCATCCTCCACGGTTGCCGCAAGTATCAGGATAAACTTGATCGAGGCGTGGAAAAGAGGTATGCATAAAGGACGAGGCCACCCCCGGCACTACTCAGGGATGGCCTCTGAGCCACAGCGTTACAGGCGCGTGGCGGAACTGGATTGTTATATCTGGTTCTGCCTCTCGCAACAAGAGAGGTCTTATGAATTATTATCAATTCCACATAGGTGATTACATATCACACACAAGCCATCTGTCTGCTGATGAGGATCTTGCTTATCGTCGGATGCTCGATCTTTATTACATGACAGAGAAGCCATTGGGTGACGCAGGGTCTACCGCAAGGCGAATCAAATCTACACCTGAAATCGTGCAAGCAATCTTGTCAGAGTTCTTCACTCAGTGTGATGATGGTTGGAGAAACAAGCGGTGCGATGTAGTTATTGATGCGTATCAAAGCAAAATTTCTCAGGCAAAAGCGGCTGGCCATGCATCTGCTGAGGCTAGAAAAGTAAACAAAATCAATGGCCCTGATACTGACGTTCAACGGTCGTTCAACGCTGGTGCAACGGACGTTCAACCAACCAATAACCATAAACCAATAACCAATAACCAAAAGAAAGAAAGAATATCTCGCTCGACTTCGTCGGCTGAGTTCGATTTGTTTTGGAATGAATATCCAAGGAAGGTAGGAAGAGGCTTGGCAGTGAAGGCATGGAGTAAAGCTATTGCCAAGACCCTACCAGCTACCATCGTTGACGGTCTCAACCAATGGAAGCGCAGCAAAGATTTTCCTTTGGAAGATAAATACATTCCACATGCCACGACCTGGCTCAATGGTGAGAGGTGGTTGGATCAAATCCCGGTGGACAATTCCAACAGCCAACGGGTAACTACAGACGAAGAGCGTAATCACTACATGGAGGAATCGAAAAAATGGCTTTCCGAGTTCAGGAAAAATCAATCGCTGACCAGCTAGATCCGTGGGCCTTGGCTGCTCTCAACCATATGTATGCCACGAAAAACATCGACGGCACACTCGGTCACATGGTAACCAATAGCCCACAAGGTCGAGAATGGTATCGATATTTTAAGCAAGTCGGGCTTGGCAAAAAGGCCGCGCACTTAGCCAGTAACATGCGGCAGGATCGGGCGTATATGGTGCCGACCGAATGGCCTGAGCAATACGATGATCAATTCAAGCCTAGCAAAGATAGGTTTAAGGTTCTGCCCGTCTTAACGGCGGAGGAAAGAGCGCGGGTAGTCGAGCGTTTCAATCGACTAGCAACACAAGCAAAGGTATGACCATGAAACAAAATACTTTTAATCTCAAAAAAAATCTGGATCGGAAGCACGATAAGAGTCCAGAGTATCGCGGCTCTATCAACGTCGACGGTCGGGAGTATTGGCTAGCGGCCTGGATCAATGCCAATGAGGACGGCAGCAAGTATTTTTCAGGCAAGGTAACAGCCAAGGATGCAACGCAAGCCCCTGCCAAGCCCCCTGTTTCTGCTAGTGACGCGCTCGATGGGGACGATATTCCTTTTTGAGTGTGGTTTAAACGCACAAAGACGGTCACACACTGGCAAGTATGGCCTCATTGGTATCAGGATAGCAGATAAAAAAAGAGGGGCTTTGCGGCCCCTTAATTTCATTCCTGATTTGTGTGGTGTTACCGGAAACGGTCGAGCACGAGCGTCAAGTTGCCGTCAGTGTTAGCGATAGCGTCATGTATCGCGCTTACAATATCGGACATCCGATAATCATCCGGGTCTAGGTCGGCTGTTACATACTCAAAAACTTCCTGAAAAACATTATTCAATCGGTCGAGTTCTTGTTGCTGATAGCCGTCAGTGTTTTGTGTTGTGTAAACCATAATAGTCCCCTGTTATTTTTGACCGTCCCAAATTAAATAGTCCTGATAGCAAGCGAACGCTATAAAACCATCGTTCACTTTTACAATCTTTGCCGCCCAAGGCGCGCGTCTCTTAGCTGCTGCTAGTGTTCTGACATAAATAAATTCACGCATGGTATCTCCCCTTAAAATACACGAACTGAAAAACTAAGGCGTGTCGTGTCATTGCCTATTGTTTCATAACAAACGTCATGAAAGGCCACACAATTGGTTCCAACCTTAGCCAATGCTTGTTCCTTGGTGGGTTCTTGTGCAATCACGGATGGTAATTTTGTAAGAGGATCAATATGATTAGCATCCCACACAAACCATTCAACATCGTCAAAGCGTGTATGAACTGGTGCAATGGCAAACCTTGAATAACCACCAAACAGAACCTTTTTAGATGCAAGCTGCCCGGCAAGATTAGGATTGTTCTTCATTGTGTCCCCCTTAAAATGCTATCGCTAGCATCATGATAAACGTAACAAACATTGCAATTCCAACCATCTCTAAGATGTCATAAATCCAATGGGTCATTAAGCTGCCTCCTCTTCATCTTGTGGATAATGGGCAGCTAATTCGTCCCAATCAATGCCAGCATCATCAATCATATCTTGCACAAACATGCTCAAATCTTTGACTTGTTCTTGAAAGTGATCATCGACCACCTGTTTAATAAAATCAGCATCGACCCGATAACCATCCTCAACTAGTTCTTGCAGATAGTCCCCAAAATGCACGTTAACTAACCAAGTTTGACGGTTCTTCCAGCCATTGTATGACATATTAAGCTCCCATTGTTTGTTGATCTCATCAGTAGCAGCTTGACTGCTAGACGGTCTTTCGACCGTTTCGATCTTTACTGCGCCCAATCATGTGTGCAATCCTGCCACGACATTCTGTTGCGACAAATTGAGGCGCATCAACAAATCCGAACATGAAAACAGGTTTGAATGGCTCGATAGCGTCTTGCTTTGCGCTTGAGATGATTGTTTTGATCATGGTCGTTGTTCCTTGTGTTAGAAGCTATAAAATTCTGGATTGCCACTTAATGTTTGTCTGCCAGAAACTTCGATCCTGTTAGATGCAGACCAGTCGTGGTTCATAATTAGATGATTAGCCCACTTCTCGATGTTTCCGTCTTTGTCTTTCAAAACGAATTTAAGCCAAACGATAAACGCGTCGAGAGCATATTCGGAAGGAAAGAGTTCTGTTTCGTTTGTCATGGTCTTATCTCCTATGATTGATTGTGACTTGATCTTTATGCAAGCAATTCGGCTGTCCGAAAATTAGATAATTCTGATTTGCGCACAAAGTGAATTAACCCGTTGTGGTCGCCATTGTTTTGCACAAAACTAACCCACATCCAGTCAGGAGACCATGAAAGGCGATCAACAATAATGACTAGTTGGTTTCCAGTATGCATTGCATAATCTGCTACGTTATATGTTTTTGTCATGGTCAAAGTCCTTGTTGGTGTGTTTCGATGGTTCAAGAATAATTGAACAAATCAGGATGTCAAACGATAAATTCAAAATAAAATGAAATTGTTTTGGTTTTCGATTGATGATATAACTAAGGCCATGAAAACATTAGATAAAAAAAATGAGACCGTGAACCCATTGGATGGTGATCTTAGGCGATTTAGTGCCGTGCCGATTAGAGCTTGCCAAGACAAACGGCTATCAATCAATGATCACCGGGTGCTGCTTGTGCTATGCGCTTACACTAACAAATCAGGGGTCTGTTTCCCTACATATGAAACGATGGAAAACATTATCGGATTAGGGAAAAGTGCAATCCAGGCGAGCATAAAGCGATTGGAGGGATATGGTATTTTGCGCCACCTTAAACCCGTTTGGTATCCTAACCAAAAGTCACCATGGAAAACCAATCGATATCAAATCCTATATCTAGGCAACGATACGCCAATCCCTACAGAGGAAGAATTGAGGGATGCTCGAGCATACAATATCGGGCAAGATGATGAAGAGAGAGAAGAGGGCTATCAAGAGATAGGAGAGAAGCCAAAGAACGATCAATCCTATATCGAGAGGGATATGAAGGGGATGAGATTGTTTCAGTCTTTTAATAGAGCAATCAATCAATTCGGATCAAACGCTATCTATTCAACCAATCAATCCATCGCTCATCGCCTAGCTGAAAACGGTCTCACCCCTGATCAGGTGTCGATCGATACACTGGCATTCATCCGGGCTAATCTGCAGAGGACTGGCACGGTTCCAACGTCGATGTCGATCGTGTTCCCAATATAAAATGCCCAATATAAAATGCATCCATCCCACCAAATGGGTCCAACAATCTAAAACAAATGCACAATATAAAATGCAATGTGCATCATATAAAATGCATCCAGCCCAATATGTGAGTCCCACGCTGTGAGACAAGACACATGCCCCCCACCCCTGCGCGGTCCTCTCGGGGTCTCCCCCTCAATATTTTTTCCAAATTCATAAATTCAAACCATCAGTGCTTGTGCAGGGGAAATTGAGATCTGCATCAACATTTAGTTAACCCAGTATATTTTTTGACAAGTTTCTGTAGAACCATTATCTATGTTTTATTGAAGGAGACATTATGCGTAGATCAATGCGTTCTATCCGTAGGGATATTGCTACTCCAAAGCGTGATGCTGTGCTGCAAGAATTAGAGGCTGTAGCGGCATCGTCCATCACTGACGTACTTTGGTGGGATAATGCTGGCAACGTGTCTGTACGGCCTTCTGAGGATCTTGCTGGGCATGTTAAGGCGGCTATCAAGAAGGTGAAGGTTACGCCGACGATGCATGGTAACCAGATCGAGATAGAGATGCACGACAAGATGAGGGCTTTGAATACCCTTGCCAAGCACTATGGCTTGATGGAGGTTGTGCAGGATGAGAACAGGCCGTCTATCATTGGAATCAATCTGCATGGCCCGGCGGTGACGAGTTATGAAGTCAAAGAATCTGTCGAAGAGGAAGATGAAGAAGAGGTCATTGGAGGCATTGGCACTCCAATCCTCGATCTTTCGGTTGCGGATAATCAAAAGCAAAAAGAGGAGGTGGCATGAAGATCAAAGGCGCGTCAGCAAAGAGGAAGCCGACTGAGGAGCCAGCCATTGATGGACTCAACTTCGATTTTTCCAAGTCACCTACTGTCTGGAAGTTCCTCGGAGATGATAGCTTTTTTCGTGGTCTGCTTGGCCCTGTGGGTTCTGGTAAGTCTTATGCTTGCGCCGCCGAGATAATCCTTCGAGCAATCAAACAACCGCCAAGCCCGATCGATAATGTGCGTTATTCACGGTTTGTAATCGTTCGGAACAGTTATCCTGAACTTAGAACTACGACGATCAAGACGTGGAATGAGATCTTTCCAGAGAATATCTGGGGTCCAATGCGCTGGTCGCCCCCAATTACCCATCATTTGCGTTTGCCGACACGCGAGGGGATTCCCGGTCTTGACTGCGAAGTGATCTTTCTTGCCCTCGATCAGCCCAAAGATGTTCGTAAACTGCTGTCACTGGAACTTACAGGAGCATGGATCAATGAAGCGCGTGAACTACCGCTGGCTGTTGTCCAAGGGCTTACTCACCGCGTTGGTCGCTATCCCACTAGAGCTAATGGTGGTGCTCCTTGGCGTGGGATCTGGGCTGATACTAATCCAATGGATTCAGACCACTGGTGGTATCGACTGAGCGAGAAGGAAACTGTCCAAGGGAAATATAAATGGACGTTCTTTAAGCAGCCACCAGGCATGATCGAGGTAATGCACGATGCTCCAGAAGCCATCCCTGCCGCTGGCAAACACTGGCTGATCAATCCTGCTGCCGAGAACATTGATAACCTGGTCAACGGCTACTACGAACAGCAACTTGGCGGCAAGAATCTTGACTGGATCAGGTGTTATGTAGGAGGTCAATTTGTTTACGTTCAAGAAGGCAAGTCTGTCTGGCAGGAATATCTGGACTCACAAATGGTCCAAGATAAGATTGATTATAGACCAGACCTACCATTACATATTGGCCTTGATTTTGGTCTCACTCCTGCTGCTGTTTTTGGGCAGCGGTTGCCAACTGGTAGGTGGAACATCCTGCACGAAATCGTATCTTTCGACATGGGCTTGGAACGTTTCGCCCAGATCCTTATCGGTGACGTAAACAGCCGCTATCCAAAGGCTCAGATCTTCATCTGGGGTGATCCTGCGGGTATTGCGCGAGACGGGATCTTTGAAGTGACTGCGTTCCAGCACCTGAAAAGCCTCGGCCTCAACGCCCAGCCCACTCAAAGCAACGACTTCATGGTTCGACGCGAAGCTGGTGCTGCTCCAATGCAACGTCTGATTGATGGAAAGCCTGGACTACAGGTGGACTCAGCGTGTGTTCGGGTTAGAAAAGCCCTTGGGGGCGGGTATCATTTTAAGCGCGTAGGGGTTGGAGGCGGCACAGATCGTTTTCGAGACGCCCCTAATAAAAATGAGCACTC